TTAAATCCTCCCTAATCTTGTTTTAGTCCGGTTAAATGATATAAAAATATCCTCACCCTTAAGTTTGATGTCCGGTATATAAACACCGCTAGACCGATCACCCATCAATGATTTTAACTTATTCAGTGGAGCCACAACTTCCGGATTATTTTTTGCCCCGGCATATTCCCCCATAATTCCCAAAGTAGGCCCATAAATCACGCCTCCATTTGCAAATGCAGTTGGTTTATTTGGCGCCGAAGTCTGGCCACTCTTTTTACCAAGACTATTAATCGCGCCAGCGGCAGCTTTTAGGGCAATACCCGCTGCAATAGCGGCTGCCCCGGCAACTATACCTGCGCCTGGAATAAATGCGGCAATATCCAATTTGCCTTTCAAGACAGCGGCAGCACCATATTTAATCAACAAATCACCGAACTCACTAAGGAAATCCGCAAAGCCCTGCAATAAGGCCCCGCCAACAGCACCAAGAACATCACCACCAGAAGCCAATGCCTCGCCTATCGCTGTTCCTACCGATGACAACGGAGTCATTAGCCCATCTTGTATCAGTTTATTAAAATCTTTATTAAACTGCTCCTGAGCCTTGATAATCGCCTCCTGTTCGTCAGTAATCGTTTTAAGCCCTAAGATTGTGTCTTTCCCCCTGTTATTTCCTACTACACCAATTTTACGCTCTTTTGAAACGTCAACAAAATCAGATGAACCATCTTTTTTCTTGGAAAATGGATCCTTTAAGGCTTTTACTGGTTCAAGTTGGAATAAACTCTGTTGTGCTTTCTTTAAGTCTTCTACTGCTTTTGTTGCAGGATTATAACCCAACTTAATTAGTTCGTCAATAGCTTTTTGGTAAGCATCAATCTTTTTAGCTGACTTTTCATCAAAAGTATCCTGGAAAGCGTTATCAGCTTGAATAAGATCAGTATTTAACTCCTTCATAACATCAGCAAGAGTTTTTACCTTCTTGCCTTGTTTTTCTGCCTCTCCACCAACGTTACCAGAAACTAAGCCTCCTTTGGATTGCTGTTCTTTAGCATATCTGTCTAACCTTGCACTTTCAAGTGTTAACTTATTATTCTCGGATACTAAATCTCTACGATCAGAAAGATTTTTATTGTACTTTTCTTGGGCATCTTGTAAACCTTTAAGGGTTATTTGCTGCCCTCCGGTAGCTTTTCCAAGGGCCAATAACTTACTGGTATAATCCTTAAGGTAAGCAGATGCTTTAGTGTCACCTGATCCTAGTCCAGGGTTCTCAGCCAATAATCTATCTAACTCACGCTTATTCTTAATCTGCTCCTTTTCAAGATCAATTCGTTTTTGTTCATTGGTAAACTTTATACCCTCATTCTTTGCGATTAAATCAGCAGCAGCCCTTGCCCTTGCCGATGCAAGTATAGATCCTGTTAATTCATCATAAGATGTTTTTAACTCTTTAGATTTGTCGTTTTCGAATTTAAGATTACCGAAGTAGTCTGGATAAAGTTTCTGTAATTGATCGTACGCTTCTTTCCTATATTTTAACGGCTGATTGGTGTCCGTGTATTGACTATAAAGAAGTCTTAATGTAACCAATTCAGACTGAGCATTCTTTGTGCCATCTATCTGAGCTCTTGCAACACCACTTAAAGTTTCCGCATAATCATTAGCTGCCTTGGCTGCTCTTTGACTTGCTTTCTCTGCCTTTTCAGCTTCTTTATTTGCGCTTTGTTGATATTTCTGGTAGAGAAGAATCCCCGCACTAACTACAGATAGAGCTACGCCAAGCCCGGCGGGGCCAAGTAGCTCCCTGCCCATTGCAGCCAATGCAGCACCAGCACTTCCGGTAGTAGCTTGTAATCTTTGAAAAGACTCAAGCATAGGGTTTAAGTTGTTCTGAATACCGATAAATCCAAAAGGTAAGTCTTGCGCTATTCTGCCTACGTTAGTTAATGCAAACCCAGCCTGATTGGCTCCATTTGCAATAGCCTGACCGGAACTAGCCGAAGAAGCTGCAGCTGCCGCCAAGCCTCTTGAAATTGAATTACTAGCAGTGTTTAAATTACGAATAGAAACCTCACCAGATTGCAAGGCCCGGTTAAACCCTTGAAGATTGAGAGCGTTAACACGTTGAATGTTTTGGCTGATTGTATTACTGGCGGCCTGAGCGGCTTGACCTGTGGCCGTAAGTTCGCTTTGCGCTGATTCAAGATTAGCCCGCCAATTATTGATATTAGCCTCTAATTCGACCGATAATCTTGCTTCTGCCATTCTATTCTATATTTTTTAGTTTCTTGAACTTGTCCATTATCGAATTGACCTTACGTTTAGTAATTCCGGTCCTTTCTTTGGCTTTATTAACAGTTTTTTGTGTCGGCCATATCTCGTCAATTGTGGTTTTCTTCAAAGCCTTCGGATCAGCTTGCATGGCGAATACAATCCATCCCAATTTCCTAAAGTTAGATTCCTCCTTATCTATTGCATCAGAATAACCTTTGCACATCAGCTCAAATTGAAACGGGGTTAGTCCTGCCAATTCAACCGGAGTTAATCCTAACCTACCATAAGCAAAAGCCATCATCCTTTCATGATCTGGCCGGGGATCAGTTATTTTCCTTGTGCTTTTTTTTTAGAAAACTCCTCCATGCGGGCTTTAAAATCAGCGCCCCACTTACTGGCATGATAAGTATCCCAAACACGCTGTATCTGATCGCTATAATCACTTTGTTCAGCTACTGCATCATGAAGATCATAAGCAACACCATACTCTGGAATTGGCTTATCATTCCTTACAGCTTCACCAAGCAGCCCAGAATAGATTAAGTCAACATTAATCTTTCCGAGATTCGGAGATATCTTTCTGTCTTTAGGGAAACACCTAACCTCAAACTCCATGCATGCAGGATAACCAAACCTCAGAACATGTTTATTTTCGCCGTCAAATAGTTCAACTAAACCGTTCATATTATGGAGTTACTACAGCTGGTTCAATTTCTGGTTTACCGATTCCTACCATTGTTGCAGTGAAAGTATAAGCCTCTCCGTTTGGCGCGGTCTCATTGTATTGAGAAAATCTCACTTTACCTTCACGAACCAATCCTTTTGTCGGGTTTGTTAACCTGGCAAAGAATATTTTTTTGTCAATAGCAAGTTTTAAAAGTGTCTGATAGTTTGCCTTAACTAATTTCTCGTCATCAGTCAAAGAAACAGCCTGTCCGTCTCCTGTCAAAGTCCAACTACCCAATCCAGACTGTGACGTGGACCATCCTTCATCGCATTTATTACTGGTTGCTTGTTCAGCAAGAGAAACCTCAAAGCCGTTAGTTGTCCAGCAAGCCACAGTTTTGTAGTTAGCTTCTGTACCCCGGGTATTGGTCGCTACAGATGTTATAGTATCAATTTCTATAACATAATCGGTACCCATTAAATTTTCCATTCTGTAATATTTTAAAGTGTTACAACTGTTACCAAATGTAACATTAATGTTACAAATAAACAATTGAATATTTTATTATATCACTGGTCTGCTTTTATTTGATCAATAACCCACATGTCCCTTTTCCAGTCTATCTTTTTTCGAACAAATACACAAGCGCCAACCGGATAGGGAAACAATTTCTCTGCTTCAATTCTTAACTCTGACTCACGTAATGATTTAGGATCAATTGAGTTATCCATACGCTGTTTGTATCTGTTGTATAATTGATATTCTTAACACCTTCCATAACTGATTTCCAAATGTGAAATGGCGGCGGTAAAACAAGATTTGTCTCAAGATTGGAGTTAACGAATAGCTTATCCATGAATAGTTCCGCAATCTGCTCCGCAGTTTTAGTACCGCCTTTACCTAATGGGAATACGGTTGTTACCTGGGCCTGTATTGAGGTCTGATCATTCCTTTGGCATTTTGGTGAATTATCGTTTACGGTTTGATTCAAAAGAATAATATAGGCCTCTATCTGCATAGTACCAATCGTAAGGATTGCCTTCTTCTTCGTGGCAGTTTCTTGTACATACTCTTCAAACACTGGTATAACTTTAGTTAAAAAGGTAATTCCAGTTGTTTTTTCAACGTAAGCTGTACGGATTGCTAATGTCACACTTTTCATAAACTTATCCCTCTAAGTAAATCTTTTAGTTCTTTAATACATAGGATTTGATACTTCATAAACGCAGGAAGTAAATAAGGATTTGCTATAATGGTCCCCCGGCCATTAATGTAATACGTCTGGGCTAATTCTCGCCACTCTGCCGGTACTGTAGCGAGATAAGATCTTGCACTCTGGCCAGTACCAAATTCAATCCATGCAGCTACGTCACCCGCAGAAGACTCAACGTAAATGATTGCCTTATATCCATTGTTTTGAAGACTATACCCTATCGCCTGGCTAATTGGTGTCCAACCTCTTGAGTTAACGATATCGGTAAGCGCCTCGGATCCGTGTTCTGTAGCTACAAGCGACCCAGGACCGGGTGCGTTTCGGATAGCATCCATTTCTATTTCCCCCGCATAGAATTCGATAATACCTTTCACGTCCTTAGCAACTTTATCGCTGAGGTTCCTAATCCTAAAGGACATTTCACTAAATCCGGTTAATTTAACGCTCATTATCTTTGTGGTAATTCAACTGCCCTGGCTATAATTACTACTTCCTGTTTATATGTGTAGTCTGGATCGGCGCTTGATATAGCGAAGTCCTGGCCCCTCCAATGCAAAATCATATCCTCAACCAAGAACTTATCATCACGGTTACGAACAGTGAATGACACAGCAGGTTTTAATGTCTCCTGGTTTGCCTGCTGCGTACGTACAGACTTTAAAACGTCCACTTTAGCATTAGTGGCCCAATATAGTTCGATACCCGGTATAGTGCCGCCAGCTCCGTCATCTACGTCAGCATTGATGAATATCTCGATCTTTTGATTAAGCTCTCCTGAATTTATCGGTCTTCTCTTTGCCATTACAAAACAAGGTTACGGGACCAACCATGAGACAGCAGCATAGCCGCGTCAGAAATAACACTGTTATCTGGCATACCTCTTTGTTTAAATAGGTAATCTATCTCAGCCAGTAAGGCCATTTTAAGACCAGAAGGCAATACCTCGTATCCGGTGCTATATATGCACTTGTAAACTTTATGGACTGACGTACTGCTTTCCCACACCTCAACAGATCCGGTTTCCGAATAGAAGTAACTGAAATTTGAATCAGATGTGTTATTTACCTGTATCGATTTCGCTTGAAAAGAGTTAATTGAATACTGATCGGACGTTAATATCGTGTCTCCATCCTTTACGCTTACCACTTCGCCAGTTGGAGATAATGGCATCTCTATGCATTTTCCGTCCCATTGCAGTTCTATATTTCTTTTAACGAGGCCAATATTCAAATATGCTTCAAGCCTCTGCCTCGCAGAAGTTATGGAAACCAATAAATCCGTATCATCAGAAGTGTAATCAGCATCAATACGGCAATAACTCTTAACAGTAGCCATGTCGACAGGCTCCGTGATATCTGCATCAATTTCTCTTATTTGCATAATTAGTGATATAAAAAATGCCGTAACGGATTAGTGTTACGGCATCAACCCATACTCAAACCAATAGACCCAATTAATCGTCTTTACCGTCTTTTTCTTTTTTCGATTCCAGTCTTTTTACTACCTTATGAACGATCAAAGCTTTTGCGGTGCTGTCTGGCGCTTCGAACTTATCACCTTTTTTATAGGTGCCGAAGTCATCAACTATTACTTCTAATTTCATGTTTATTTCCTCCTTTATGCGGCTGCTGCCTCCGGTTTAGTGATAGCTGTTTTAATTGTAGCAATATCATCATAGATGAATGCTTGTTGATCCAGTTTTCTTACGAAAGCATGGAACCTGCTTTCTCCAAGCATAACAAACTGATTTTTGATAAAATCATCGTTAATCCATCCGATTTTAACAGTATATCCAACATAGTCAGACACATTGTATTTGCTCATGTCAGCAATAAACACTTTGCCAGCCGGAATATCCTGCTCAGGCATAATGGTTACGCCACCAATAACAACCTGGTTAAACATTGAAGCAGATGGATACAACGGTAACCCTCTTTCATCTTTTGCCGAAACAAACTCAATGAAAAAGTCAACCGGGTTAACTAATGCTAAAGACGGTTGATAAGGCATTTCATCCTGGTAATTATGCGTAGTGAACACGTCAGTAATCCCAGCATTGATAACATCCATGATGTTAGGGAACCTAACTTTTAACGCCATTGATCCAGCAACAAATGCGCGACCATATAGAGTTGCTCCTTTAGGATTAGGAGAAACGCCGCTACCAAACAGAATACCTTTCTGTTTACGGATATCGTGTTTGTCTTTAAGATACCCGGTAGCAATAGATTGCAATCCAGGGATATCTTTTATTGATTCCTCGGTTAATCCAATCCAGCCTGCAGCCTTCACAGGAGAAGCATAACGAGTCTCAATCTTAAAGTCCAATTGAGGTTTTGCCGCGCCCTCTGCTACAAAACTAAAATCACCATCTTTAGGGATAGATTCAGTATACGGATAAGCCGCTAAACTTGTACTGAAATTAGTCACCAAGCTATTAATAATAGTAGCCCTCAGGTTAACCCTTTGAGGTGGCGCAGATTGAACACCCATTAAGGCCGGGATTCCATCAGGATTCGTAGCTGCTCCGGTAGTCATGTTCCCTACAGCTTTAATTTCAAGCTCTAACACTCCATGACCAGCAGAATAAGTCGATTTGATCTTTTCGTGGTTATCGTTGATAAATTTACTTACCTGTTCTTGAACAGACTCAATTTTGATACCTCCATTGTTTTTAATCTCCAAAGCAAGCGCATCATGCTGAGTTTGAAACGCTTTAAATACCGCTTCAATAGTTTTGTCTGTACCATCAAAATCTTTAATTGTGATGGTAGACATAGCTTCCTGTATAATAGACTTGATCGTTGCTTTTGCTTCATCCTTGGACAATCCTGATTTCAGTAAATCAGGCAATGCCTTTTCTGCGGCTTTAGTTGCTGCAAGCTCTACTTGCTTCAATGCTTGCTCTTTCTTTTGATCTTCGGTCAAATCATCGCCGAAGCATTTGTGTGAGTTTAACGCCATAGATGCCATTAGAGCAGCGCCGATAAAAACTCTTGGTACGAAGTTCTTTTTCATTCTTGTTTTAATTTAAATAATAATCCCAAACTGATTTTTGACTGCTCGTCGGCGGGTCTATTGTTGGAGTGTTTTTCAACGACTCAATTAATCTTTCGCTGATATTGCCTGTAACAGGATTTGATCCAAAAACAACAAGGCTGCTTTCTCTAACATTTTTAGCCTCCTTAATAATAAAGTAATATGGTATGTATTCAAAATCCCCCTTATTGGCAATAAAAGGTAAGTAATCATCATAATTCTTTTTCAATGCGGCATCCTCAGGAGCGTTGCTGTCCATTGCAAAAAGTATTGTTACATATTGCATCCTGACACTGGCCTCAATTGCATCACCACTCTCTAACCATTCTTTAGCTTTTTGGTGAATAATTTTGTCCTTAGGCACCTTGTAAACTAGAACCTCTGTGTCTCCTTCGTAAGGGAATCCTAATGCAGAGAATGGAAGCGTAACCACAAACATTTCAACATATTCCTTTTTCACGACCACGTTATCAATACATAATTCGTGATCAGCAACCAGGTAATTTTTAAATATTTGTTCCTTTACAGATTTATTCCAGATGCCTTTTACATGGAGATCCTCATGTCCATCAAGGATACCAGTTGTATTTGCAGCTATGTAGTAGTAATTGCTGTCAATCTTAATTCCCTTTACCTGATCAGCATATTTATTCAAATCAAGAGATCTACAAGATACGCTAATCCCTTTATCGCATGACTTCTGTATTTCGGCCTTCTTGAACTCAATGATATCGTTAACGTTAGACCTGAATGCCTTAAACATTTCCTCTATCGTGGAAAATTCCTTTTTCGGAAAGTAAATGCTCTTTAGTGTCATTTGCTGAAAGGCTTAGTTACCTGGTTGATCTTTTTATCGATTACATCTTTGATACCTGGATCCTTGGCTTTATCACGCAAGGCTTTAAGCTTATCAATAGTGTCGTTTTTAGGCTTATTTTCCATGATCATTGATTGATTAAAACAAATGTAACAAAAATGTTACAAATATTACCAACTGTAACATTTTTTTATAAAAATGCGTAATCCCCATTCTTTATATCGCAGAAACTATATATCCCAAACACTGAATGATAGTACAAATCAATTAAATCAAGAGTAGTTTCAAAGGGTTCATTTTTTAATGAGTCATACACATGAAGGATTCCAGACTTATCGAGATGTGCACCTATCATATGACTTAATCCTCCCTCTGATAATGTGACACATAGAACCAAAGGCATAGCAATTACATCTCCGGCAACAGAATATTTTGTTTGTGTTTCAGGCAGACTCTTCGTATTTGGATCATAGAATAACGGCTGCATATAGAAATCAAAACCATCTTCTTGCATTAGCTTAGATAGACCGCCGTTTGTAGACCCGGGAATCCGGCTTGCCTCAAGTCTCTCCGGCGTTATAAATGATTCTGGTAGATTACATGCGTTAGCAACGGCATATAAGCCGCACCCATATCCGTCTTTCTGTTTGTACATTACGATGCTCCTGTTAATTTATTATCTACAATTCGGCCTCTATTAACATATTGATTGTACCTATTCTCAGTCATAAACGATTGAGTACACCTGCAATTGATGCGCTTCCTGGCTGGTAATGAAACATCACCAGGTCGGTCGCATAAATCCCCGGACATATCGTACTTTTCATCAATAGGCACTACTGTATCGTTTAAGTGCAAATGATCATCTCTCTCACCTATAATACGTCCGAGCCAAACCTTGTACCCTTGTCCTCCCTGCTCGTCTATCCAGCTTCTCGCGCCTATATCCTTTCCAAGGTTAGCCATTGTGGTTGTCTCCGTTCTACTGAATGTCAACCCTCTTGTTTTGATAATGTTCTTTAACTCTGTAAGGAATAACCGAACCTTTCCATCTTGGTCAACTCCAAGTGAGTAATCTTTTCCCAGCGCCTGCGTAATTAAGTCAATTGTGGTCTGGTTTAAGTCAGTCTCAATACCGTTGATATAATTCAAAGCAAACTCACGCAGCTTCCCAGACCAAACATCGACCAGAAAATCAATAGCACTATCCTTTACCTCTAATCCATCTAATGTTCTTTGGCGATAAAATTCCCTACGGGCGAACTTCATGCCTATCAACTGGTATACTTGCAAATAGGCATCACGCCATACGCCTCTATTCAAAAGCATATTTACAGGGACGTTATCAAGGCCGTAGGTATTTACCCATGTTACAATTCTCTCTACATTTTTATTGAGAGCTCTATTAAAATAGGGCTTTACCTGCTTCTCAGAAATACTGTGAGCCTTATCAAAGTCGATTCGTTCCTGTTGGAATTCATTCATTACAAATATTGTTTTGACTCTGGGCTGTTTGGATCCGGCAAGGAATTGAAATCATTACTTACGAGATCTTCTATCTTCATTAATCCAGAAGGGACCAGATATACTTTACCCATACCACCTTCCATTTCATCATAACCAAATACAGCGCGCCTTTCATCTTCACTTAATGTAGGTTTACCATACACCTTCATCATCAGTTCGAGATCAGGGGCCAATTCGGAAAACTCCGTTAAATCGTGGCAAGATATAACATCAGGATACCATTGCTGTATCTTCTGGTTAAGCTTCATATCGAATTTGCGAAGCTTAGATATGATATTGTTTGTAACTAAGGCCTTATAGCCAGCCTTAACGTTGCTTTCTGTGCTTGCCTTGGTTGTAGGGCACAATACATCTGGAATACCCATGGTAGCGTATATATGCTCCCAATTGGCGGTACTAGCTCCTATCAGCTCCATTTCTGCAAGAGTGTCTCCGTATGCCTGAACATCAACCTTTCCATTCGTAAAGTGCATCCTTCTGTTATTCTTTGCTCCGGCAAAGTCAGACATAACGGTCTCTTTGAGGGTTTTTATTTGTTCAGCGGTCAACTTCCCAACTGGTTTACCTTCGGAAGTTATCGCAACATCAGAACTAAATAACGTACCTCGTCCACCATTTTCAAAAGCAGCTCCCTGGGCTATGCTATTTGAATTGTTTAAAGAAATGTCCATTGCCGTTATTTGATCGACACCAAGACCCCTTAAATCCTCTAATACTGGATTCCATCGCTTCAAATGAAGAATGTATTTCTTGTCAATATCAATTTGGCTCCCGTTAATTGCGGTATATCTAAATAGGCTTATTGCATCAAACCTATCATTTGATTTGACAGGCTCAACCCTATTCCTATGAAGAGAATGTACTCTTACTGGCTTACCTGCATTACGACCAACATCAATAGTTTCAAAGAATAGATATGCATCACCGAAATCATAGTTATGCCAAAAGTCTTCCAGAAGCTCAAGACCCGACTGATAAGTATTTGGATTATCGAATAGATCATTAAGCGGGTGATTCTCTAACTCGGTTAATGCCTGGTTCTTTATAAAAACCCTTGCCTCGTTTGTTATATTCTTTGAATAAAATTGATTGAATTTAATTGACTTAGCTTTTGGCGTGTCCTTTTTCTTGTTAAAAAGAATTGGAACCTCAGTAAGTTTCGTGACAAGTAAGTTAGATGCAGCATAGAATATCTTATTGTTATAAGCCTGCATACCGTTTAGACTCCATCCAAATGCCCTACCAGCAACTATCGAAAAGCCCGGTCCCAAGCTAGGGAAAGCAGAGCTTAAAGCCTTAACAACAGGCCCTATTGTAGCTCTTGCTACACCCTTTAAATACTCTTTTGCATTCATACATGTAAATGTAACATTTTTGTTACAATTCTAATAAAACTCATTTAATTAGCCTGCGTAGAATTCAAACTCTTCTTCTGTGCTACCTCTCAGATTAAAAACTTCCCTCATCATAAACATGTCCATCAAATCGGGAGACTGTCCATTTAATTTAGTTTTCATTTCGTCCTTGCCTATAATTCTAAGCTTACCGTCCATGTCCTTCTTTGCCTTCTTTATTGCTTTACGCTCATACATGAACCTCTGTCTAACTGTCATTTTGTTATCGTACATCATATTAGCTACATGTTCTGATATCCGATACCTTCCATTTAAAACGTTATCTCCTGACCGATAATAGCATTGTGTTTTTAAGTTTTGGTAATTCTCCGGGAGTATGTTGCCTTTTCTATCTTTAAGTGGATTATCTGGATTTGGATAAGGCGTACCACCGTTATTAAATTCTAAGGCCCCCTCTATAAATCCATCGACAAACTGACCAACTCCATCATTATCAAAAGCAATGTCTTTATTTTGAACTTTATGAAGGTTTGCCATTCCGGCAATTGCTGCAATTACCTGTTTACCATTTGATTTATCAATAATCATCAAGTCTACTAACTCAAAACCATACCAAGCGCCGATCATTAGCTTATCCGACCCCTTTAGTGCAATATCTGCAGTTATGAATCTACCTTCTCTATTTACCTCAAATAGGTTATTAAACATACCAAGGAAAGAAGCATAATCATAAAGATCATCATCAGACAACACCACCTTCCAGTTACCATGAAGTAAAGAAGCTTGTGTTTCTTTATCTTGAGCCAGTAAGTTCCCCAGGTAAGAAGGATCGACACTAAGCAGCTCTTTATTTTGGTAAATGGTCCCGGAAATGAATGTAACCGATTTAATAAACTCATTTGGATCTAACCCGGATAATCTTACCACTGGTTCTAATATATGTTGTGCCTTATCAATTACCTCCTGCTTGGAGTCTCCCCATATGTAATTCTCTCCATCTACCATGAAGTATCTTAACACTCCGTCACGCTCTGGGATTGGATCGCCTGTTTCCTGATCAATCCACCATGATAAAAAGTCAGCAAGCCAGCTTTCAGGATCCGGGTTACATGTAGCTCTTACATATGGCTTAACACCGCAAACAGATCGGTTACGGGTAAGCAGATAGAAAAACATTTTCTTTGTGAAGTGAGTTAATTCATCGAACTCAATAAGCGGTATTTGTGATCCCTGCCAGTCATAAATATTCTTTTCATACTCTAAATGAGAGAACTTGAGCTTACTCTTACCAAAATCCCATTCAAGAGTGCTTTCCCGGGGACTGGCAATAGGGGTAAATACATTTAATGAAGTATCCCACAAACCACCTTCGGCCTTTATTTGCGGACTCGTCCTTCTAAACACAACAGTTCCGAATCCCTTTACGTCTTTGTAACGTACTGGCTCCAAAAGAAGAGAGTATGTTTTACCCACGCCAGCAGCACCCCCACCGATTGCAATATCTGCAGAAGTACTCGCAAAATTCATTTGATACCCCTCTTGAGGCCTTACATAGGTTATATTACTTGTCTCTGCCATTATCAGGCAATTGGAATATCGTTACTTGAGTCTGAAATTTCTTTTGATCATTGTCCTTTTCAAATAAGCCTAAGTGTTTACCTAAGTCCTGTAAGGCCCTGATCTTATCAAATACTTTAACCTTCTTTGTAGTTCCTATAATTATTGAATCTCCGGCATCATCCTTACCCCATTCCTCTAATGATTCAATACTGGCTATTGCCCCGGCAGACTTTGAGTCTAATTGCTTTATATCAATAAGGCCTCCATCAACATTAAAAACCTCCCTAATATCAAAGAATGCTATTTTAGCGTATTCTTCTATAAGCATCTCTTTAGTAATGTTTAGCCTATTTGATGTTTCCTCTTGAAGACTTTTTATAAAGTTTTGAATATTAACATTTGCTAACAACCTTGAAGCTTGTTCATTAGCTGTTTTCTTTGAATATCCGGCTCTTATTGCTGCCTGAGTTCCATTGAAATCGATAGTATATTCCTCACAGAACCTTTGTTGTTTGATACTTAATTTCATGGCCATACCTCCACATCTGTTATAAATGATATTGTTGCAGCATTAGGAAAAACATCAAGTCTACTTTTCATTTTTGAAAGAATCCTATTATAGGCTCGTATCTCTCCTCTCTTCATGAAAATAGACAACGAACTCATAAGATCTTTCTTTAAACTCCAAAGCTTCTTTCTTATAGGGTCTGAATGTATTTCACTAGCATTATTGCGACCGTTAATTGCTCTCTGCTCTTTGCTGAAATAAGGCTCGTTGCCTCCTACCGCTACATTTAAAAGGCTACATATTCCTTTATATTCAGAAATCAACCTTATTTCCTCTTGCACCCATTGATCATTCTCAACAATAGATAGTATTTCAATCAAAGGTATAAGCCCCTGTTTAATTAATTCTCTAATCCATAAGTAGACAGGGGTGTCCCTTGTCTTCGAATCCCTCAAATGAGATTTCAATCTATTTTGGCTATCATTAGCTTTACCAATGTATTTTATCTCATTAGTAACCGGATCAATCAATGCATATATTTCTACCATCACTTGTTCAAATTAATACCACGTCTGCGCCAGTAGAGCATTTAACCTCAACCGGATCAACCAGCCATTTAATAACCTTTGTGAAATGCAATTGAAGGAATATCTTACCTGCGCTTGCTATGAAGTCAGTATGATGACAGATTACCTCAGTAACTCCATTTACTTCTGAATTGAACTCTACTTTTATCATGGTTTAATTGGTTACAAGTGAATTGAATTGACCTTTCTTTATTTTATCTCGGTAGATTTGGATTAATGCTTTGAGCTGGACTTTATCCCATTTTTGGGAAACGTTCTTGTATAAGTCTAGTTTACTTAATTGATCATTACCTATCTTCTTGTTTAATCCTTCTCGGTAAGCAATCAAATGACCATGCATATGGCAATTACACTTAATACATTGGCCATGTACGTTGTATTCATTGAATCTAAGGAATGAATGATTCCCGGCTGAGTAATAGTGCCCGGCATTCATCTGGTCCAGTCCTTTGCGGGTGTTGCACGAAATACAAACAAAGTAATCACCCAGGCAATCCCGCTTTCTTATGTACTCGTTAAAAACCTTTTGAGCCAAATCAAGAAGCTGTGGTAAGGTCTTTTCTTTTGAACGTGACTTAACTGGCTTTTGTATTGATATCACCTTAGGAGCGAAGTTTGCCCGTTTGGCGTTCCTTCTTTCCTGGTATATCTCTGCTTTTATCTTCTGGTAATGGAAATTAGGACCCACGATACATAAATCTCCGTAGATGTATTTATCCTCGCATTCTGGATCTATCTCTGCGCACATTCTGCATTTGCCTTTTTTGTTCATGTGATACAAGTGTTACCAAATGTAACATTTTATAGCAAGACAAGCAATTTCAAGTGATACAAATGTTACTAAACGTAACATTTTGAAAGCAACAAAACCGTTACACAAAAACCTTATTAAAGGTCATGGTGTATTTTTTTCTACCATGAAAAAAGATGTAACCTTCATAGACACAGAGGGCCGGACAATAAACCTAAGCAAACCTATGGGTGGACCGGATGCCTGGCATATCTATGTTAATCGGTATTACAATGGCTTACTTGTATTTAAAAATGGCCAATGGGGAATAATGAGCGGTAATGATGACGAGTTTACTGCTGACTATGCTGATCCCTTGGGTCAATGGCTTGAGGAGTGATTTCGAGTTTGTTAAATAACTTTATATCTGACAGTCTATAAACCTGCACTTTGAGAAATATTTAAGGGGGGATAAACCATTACAGCCTATTCCCTTTCCTTCAAATAGTATATCAGCCAGAACTTATAGAACCCGGCCTTTATCTCAATCAATAGCCGTTCATGTTCAGTGAATGGGGTATCCCTGTAAGATACCATAAATCCAAGACCTATAAAGCGTTTAGAAAAGCCGGAGTAATATGACTTTCGTTCGTCTGAGTGGTAGATCATTGTTGCTGAATTTCTTTTTCAAAATAAAACACTACTGGCTTTTCAATCTCCTGCAATAACCCATAACGTTTGGCTATCTTATACTGAACACTATCCCTATTTAGGGAGTTTATAAAGCCTGAGATCAAATTTCTGAATGATTCCAATGGTAATGAGTGCTTATTGATATTGCAGCTGGCACAGGCAGGCATTTGGTTGTCTATGGTTAATCTTTCAGGATGTTCATATTTACCCGACCACACCCACTTTCTCTTTTCACGGTCATAAGCCATAATCCTTTTACAAGGGAGCAGTTCATCAACATGCCATCCTTTTTGTAGTTCACACCCACAATAAGCACATTGACCATTGAACTTATCGAATATCAGTTGTCGGTTTGCTTTCATTTATTGTTCCTCCTTTGGTTTAGATAAAGCCTTAGCAGCAGCCATTGCCTTATTTTGTGGTGCTGTTTTACCGAAAACATCGAACTCAGCGATCATATAATCCAAAGCCTCCCTCAGTTTCTTATTCTCGGCTTCCAGTTCGGTTATTCTAGATTGAGCAATTGATATGACTTTATCTCTAAACTTACCATTTAACAGACTCCATTCTTCCATCATGTCAGAAGGTCTTATCGATGGCGCACTGCCTCCACCACTTATGCCACTATCAATTGGTGGGTTTTTAAGTCCTCTTCTTTTTAAATATTCTTTTGCTGACTCCATTGTTATTCCTCCTTAACTTTAATTAAACATATCCAATTGCCTACAAACTCCTCGGCTTGCTTCCATTCATCCCTTAAATCATTATAGATTAAATCTCCCAAAACACTCCCAAGATCCCCAGAAATGGACCGATCAGCTAACCTAGGGGTGAACATTCCGGCAAAAGGATTAACCTGGTAAATCTTGTTTGCTCGTAGAAGTGATTCAAAAGATTCTTTGCCTGTAAGACAAGAAAAAGCACTTTGAAACACATTAGGCTGATAATAATATCCACCCTTACGTATGAATGCCCAGGCATCTGGATTTTCCTCTAAGAGCTTGAGGAATCCATTGTCCCTATCTTCTTTTTCTTTATCGTAAGAAATCTCGTGTCTGGTCCTTAATTTACCGCTGATCATAAACCTATCTAATTCAGGGAACCGTTTTACTTGAACTGAGATATACGTCAAGGGATCACCCAGATAGTCATTTTCTACGCCATTTTCATGAAGGATACGTAATGCTTCACGCCGTGCTTCTTTTTCGTTGACCGCAGAAAATGTATCATCAATATGATGCTTCGTATATTGGTCCACGTCCTCTACACGACTAAAGTTGATTTGATAGCCTTTTTCGACTGGCTTTAAATTATCCATTTTTAGCTTCCTTGTTTTCTACATTATAGCCTAATTTTAATAGCTCTTCTCTCCAAATACGTTTACCGTTGCATCCTTTCTCGGCATAGTTATTTCTATAGTAACCTCTAATTTCCCATGACTTAACATTGTCAAAAATCAGCATGCCTGATGGTGATATTAATCTTAATAATGGCTTAGGCTTATTGCTTGGAGACTGAGGAATATCATCCGTTTGAAAATAGCTCATTACTCCTTCCTATTTATTGGTTTCAAATACCCTAGTTCAATTGCTTTTTGTTGAATAGCTTTCATATCCTCATCAGGATAACCCCAATGTGGACAGTACAATCCGCCATAGCCGTTATTGTCGTTTGATTTATCATCACCATTGATATAGTCGCAGAAGTCACGTACGAGACCAAGTAAAGTCCCTCCGTGATACCATCCTTTTGGATTTCTATAATCAGGGACAGACAAACATATATCTGTGATGCCTGCGTAAACCCATTCGGTTTTATAATAAATCTTGCGATTCATTATGTGAAGGCTTGCAACAGCACCAGTTTCTTTGTTAGCAAAAAACTTACGTCCTCTACTCGCAATCTCTTTAATGATCTGGTTTATTATTTCAACTCTTTGCTCTTTTGTTTTCATACTTATACTGTTTTAGGTGGTTCAGGTAAAGGCATCCAGTGGGTTACATTGTAAATAAAAGACTTCACCTCTCCATGTAACTGCCTATATTGGTCTACAGAGAAATATCCTTCAATTCTATGAACCAAAACAAACTCACCCACTTCAGGTAATCTTTCGGTCACTGATATCCATTTAGGTTCCAGTTGCTCCTGTAACCATTCTGCACCATCTTCAAAACCCTGACCGTAAGCTATCTCCTGATTGTAATTTTCAAAGTGCCTGGATCTATTTTCGGCCTCTTGTTGTATTTGTTCTTCTGTGATATTCATAGTTTAAATTTTAAAGCAGGGGATCCGTTACCTTCACCCCTACTTTGTTTAACACCTCTCGCCAGGTTAAGCGCAAGCCGAGTAGGCGTTGCGCTGAAAATATACCAGGTATACTACTTTTTAAAGTGAAATAATGAGTCACAACCATCACATTTGACCTCAGCATAACCATCTGGATTATCTGTATTCAATTCATTTTCATCGAAACCACAGCATGGACACCTCCATTTAAAATTAAGGTGTCTGGAAGGTTCATCTCGCCATCTACCGCTGTACCATGTTACAATTCGATCATCGTTGTTATATTCTTGGTTTTCCATTATATTATATAGCTTTATTTAATACATCAAATATTGAAAGCTGTCCATAGTTCAACAAAGTGTTATATTGTTGTGCAGCCTGTTTTTTAATTAGGTATTCACCCCATTGTTTAGCGATTGCCGATGCAATACCCGGATAAGTTTTGCTTCTGTGTGTTTTTGTTCTTGGATCATTAAATGCAATCCACTTACCATCTATAATGAGTTTGTTTTGGCCATTATCATCTTGATTTGACCATCTTTTTTTACCATCTACGATACGAGGCGGAAAGTAACCTGTGTGCGTTAATAATGGAAAACCTTTGAGCCACAAACATGTTGCTTTACTAGCGTCATCATTGAATTGATAAGGTTGTATAATTTGCTCTGGTTTTCTTATGCGAGAGCTAATATATCCTATCGGATTTTCTATAGCTATACATGGAATATCCAATGCCATTAAATCTGATACAAATTGTAGCGATGATTCAGTTTTTTTAGCTCTTTCTAAATTATGTTTATTCCAATGCAAACCAGATACAGTCATATATGTACAGTCTGGATGAAATATGGCCGCATTCCATTTTTTAATCCAATATATCTGTCCGTTTTGAGTTATTATAGGCTTTTGAATTGTTGACGCATTGTTTTCATATCCACAAGAAACAGCGTTAAAAACATCTCCTTGTATGTGCCATTCTGGATGTCCACCAGAACAAGGTTTTAAATCACAGCTAAAGGCTGAAAAACCAAGTAATCTAAATGCATTAGCAATAGCTTGACTCTCTTCACATCCAACTAAAATGTAAATATCTTCTGCCTTCATAATCTTATTGTCTTTTACCGCCGAACCCCCAAGCTGGCAAAGCGTTGGGGTCGGATGTTCCGGCGGGTTCTTCAAATCACGTCTTGCAAACGTTCCTTTAAATAGCGATGTAGATTTTATCTGCCACCTCTTTTATTTCTTCGTGGGTGAACTCCGGTTCAGTTTCACTTAAGAAGTTTACACTCTGTGTTTTTATAAACTCCTGTAGAGCATATGTGTCATGCAGCATACATAGTATAATCAACTTTTCCCTTTGGTTTTCTATTTCAATCAGGATCTTCTTTCTATGTCCTGTTTTGTCTTGAGATATTTTTTCTGCTTTCATAGCGTTATGTCAATTGTTTTGTTTGACGATTCAAATATAATACGATCGTATTATATATTTGTCATAGAATTGTCTTTTAATATAATTCATTTGTATTATATTTTTATTCCTTATATTTGCCTTCATGGATTTAAAGCAGTTTTTAAAGGACAATCCGCTAATTAGCCAAACTGATTTAGCACATGCCATGTGGCCAGATAAGCCAAAATCAGCTAAAACTAAGCTTAGTAATAAGCTAAATGAAGCAAAACAAGGCAATAGCAAACAGCGAATAACAGAAGCTGATTTAGAGCTTGCAAAAAAGGCTTTGAAAGATCTTGGCGTAAACATTGAAAAATGGACTAAATAAATCATCTAATACCTCCTCCCCTCATATGCCCCGTAACCTGAGTAATCCCGCTCACCTGGCATAGGTTCCTGGTTAATCCTGTATGCAGCTATTGACAGTAAAGCAGCTATTAACATCACCAGATAAACGATAAAAACTATCCGGGTTACTTTACCAATTTCACCGCGATCGTACGTCTGATAGAGGCTATCGGCCTCGTACTGTAAAGCCTCGCAGCATTCAGATGGAAGATCAGACATTGCTTCCTTCCAGTCTGAATAGTGGTAACGCTGAGCTACTTGGTTTTGGGCTGAGGTGAGTGTCATAATCCAAATTGTTCTTTAAGGTGATTGATAATTGCTAGTGCCTCAACATTGCTGATGTGGATATCACCTTCCTTTCCGTCGTAACAAAATATTACAACCATTTCTCTGAATTTATCAGCCTGCCCGAATGTGATTGTATCTTCTGGATATGTTATGCAATTGATAGTTATTTTTTCCATTATAGTAAGCTTATTTGGTTTGGTGGAATCACTTCCTGAACTGGGTTAATTATCTCTTTTACTAACTTGTCAAATTCCTTTTCAAGCTTTTTAGCCGATGTTTTAGAAATACTAGAATGAGTTCTTTCATATTCTTGCTGAGCTTCTCGCATAGCCTTTCCTAATTCGGATAGTCTTAAAAGTTCTTTCATGGTTTATCTACGCTTTTGTTTTAGGTTTCTTAAATGCTCTATTTTTTGCCTTTTGATTTCCTTAAGGCATTCTTCAAGTGATAGTCCAGTTTCGTATTCAAGCACTCGATATTCTATGTACTCTGGAATATCCATTGATTTACCTGGTGCGCCATAGATTGCAACCAACCTGGTCCCACCAGAAAAATCATTTTGAGCCTTATGAATTCTGTTGAAATCTTCAATAAAACCATCCATAATCATTTGCGCTTCTGTCCTGGCTGGTTGCTCGCTTATGATAACTGGGCGGTAAACTATTTTCAAAAAATCTTCCTTCACATAATCCGGCATAGGCACAGGTGTATTATCACGATCACATATCAGCTTTTGATCCGGAGCATCGGCAGCAAGTGAAATCTTTCCCTGTTCAACAAGTGTCTTCTCTACAGACCTGAGCCTTTCAATTTCAGACTGGTATTCGTACTCGTACTGCGTTAACCATTCGAAAATGATCTGCCCATCCAGTCGATCATATTGCTTTCCGTAGAAGCCTTTTTTTGCCTTATTGAAACAAGCAACGAAGAAGTCAATTTTATATACACTGAAATCTTCAAGTATTAGTTCAACAGTCTGCATGATCTGTGGACCATTGATAGTTTTTCCAATGTTCAAGAAATCAGCTGTATCCGATATCAAGATTGTCAAAACGGCCCTAACATATGCATCGCTTTTATTTTCATTAATCAGAAAGGCTAATGAACGATTTGTGCTTTTGAAAACATCAAGCGGACTCTTAGGCCGAACGCTGGCTAAGAACGTACGTTGCTGCTGTAACAAGTTCAGCTCTTGATTGAATTGCTGAGGCTGTTGTTGTAGTTGCTGTTGTGAGGCCATTTTTTGATTTTAAATATTTTTGATAATTCTCGTCAGTGTTATCGAATACTACGCCCTGGTATCCACCGGATATTGATCTTTCAATCAGGGCATAAGCAAAAGGTTCTTCGAATTTCATCAGCTGCTTTAGGCTTGAATCAATGGCCGACTGCTCTTTAGTCTTCCATTTTTTGGTTTTAAGCAGGATCAGCCATTTTTTCTTAAACTCTGACCCAAAAGCACACTCATTATTTTCAAAACTTACTCGTGCCCTTTCTATATATTTTTCTTCTTCACTTATATCTTTATTTTCATTTTCATTTTCATTTCTATATAGCTTAAGCATTTGCTTAAGCACTTGCTCAGATTTCGCTTCTTCTATTTGTTCGTCTGAGTAGGTATATAAATCTGATTTTAAAGACTCAATGTGCTTTTTAATAAAGCCAGGGATGTTTTTTGCGATTTTTATAACAACACCAATGTTCCCGGAGCGCTGTCTCTTGTCTTTAAATTCTTCACGGGATTTTAAAATATTTGCGGCTTTTTCGTTTTCTAAAAGTCCAGTTTCTTCGTTTTTTTTGAACTTTAGCATAAGCACATGCTTAAGCACATGCTGGAACCTTTGGTACTCCGAAAATTTAACACCTGCTAAAACAGCTAAACTTTCCTCGTCATCTGGAAGACCGCCCTTATCTGCGCTATGAAGAATAAGCCTTAAAAACCATCCTACAGCGTCCGCATCCATGCCTGCGGTAGACGTTAAAAAGTCGTTTATGTAAAGTAAAAATGCTGGATCTTTTGCCATGGTTAAATTCTTGTTACTTGGTAATTCTTTGGTTTTTATTGATTATCTGTTCAACATAGGATACTGTGATCCGGTATTTATCTGCCAGTTGCTGTACGCTATGCCCTTGGTTTAGAAAATAGTCATAAGCTACTTTTCGCTCGACTGGCAAATACCCTGGATCTTCATGTTTCCAGTCGGGGCCTCTTATATCTTCTTGCTCAAGCTTTCTCATTTTATGTAAATTCAAATCGTTCATTTTCTTCTACTATTGTGGTCCTAAAAGGGAACCCGTCTTTTGGTATCTGCTGTATTACTTCCATGAGTCCTACCGAAGATGTAAATACTAAGTGTTTCGTTTGGTTTAGTTCTATTTGCAGATCCAATCTTTTGCCTTTCCCTTCAAACTTTGAATCCTCTATTTTGTAATCGTGAACCGTTATTTCTCTGTTTATGATCTTGTTTATCTTTATCTTATCACCTGTAAATGCTTTTATTGTGGCTTTTATGCCGAATTGTTGAAATGTTTTCATGAGGGCTTAATTTCTTTAATAGGTTTTTACTATTACAATGCTTTGCCCATCCAGTGTATGATGCAAGAGATAGTTTATTAATTCCTTTTGCTACCTTCCTGGCAAAAGCCTTTTTGATTGATTTTCTTAGAAGTACATGGGTATGAAAGTGGACGTATCCACCGAAGTCTATTCCTCTTGATTTAACCGGGAATATTTGCCAATTTGGCTTTACGTTTAATTTTAATCTTTGGGCCAGGTATTTGGTTATTCCGATTAATGCTCTATGTAGGTATTCCTTATCAGAATGAAGTATTACTATGTCATCGGCATACCTAAAATAGTATTGTACTTTTTTCTGCTCCTTTAGCCAGTGGTCAAAATAAGTCAGATAAAAATTAGCAAAGTATTGGCTTAAATAATTACCAATAGGCAAACCAGGCGCGCTGTCAATAATATCATCAAGCAGCTGCAGCATTTCATTATCCTTAATCTTTTTCCTTAGAAGCGACTTAAGTATATCATGATCCACTGATGGATAAAACTTAGTAATATCAAGTTTCAAGCAATAAGTTGTTCCTTCAACATCTTTAAGCGCTTTTTTAAGAGCCCGGCTTGCTGCATGTACACCTTTACCCTTGATACAGCTATAAGTATCAGCAGTGAAAGTTGAAACAAAAATTGGTTCAAGGACAATCATTGCATCATGCTGGATAATTCTATCTCTGTATGGAAGTATCGATATTTTACGCTCCTTACCTTCGTTGATTATTCTGGTGCGATATGGTGAAGTACGATACGTTTTGGTTATCAATTCCCGGTATAGATCCGCGATATTCTGATCGTAATTTTTATCAAAATTTATCACTCCTGATTGCTTAGACTTCCCTCTACGAGCAGTCGCATCAGCTAGCAGTATATTATCTATACTGCACATTTGTTCGTATAAGTTGCCTTTTCTTTTCATCTTAGCCTATGCTTTGTAGGTCGTCTTCGCGTGAGCTACTAACGCCCTTTAAGTAGTAATTTGTTTTTTGCCAAGTGGCAAGGTCCGTGCTGATTAATATTTTTGAAGCAATGTGGGCACTGACATTCGAGTTATCGTTGTCGTAGTTGTAGTCGTTGTACGAAAACCTAGAACCTGAACCAGCAGCAGCACGCAACCTTTTTTTTATTATTTATCTTTAATGTATTCTGACTCTGTTATAACCATTACATCCTTATATAAAGCCTGATGTTTTTTGCCCGCATAAGTAGCAGATTCATCATCAGGAAATTCGAGGCGGGCACCGACATGCGAGATAACGCCGTCGTAGAGGTAGTCGTTGCACGAAAACCCAGAACCCGAACCAGCACGGTCTAACCAGAAATAAGGATAGTAACCTACTTTTAGTTTTTTACCTTCTCTTGATGCCTCTGCAATAACCCATAGTTTATACTGTGAGACAATTGGAGTTTGCAAGTGAGCAGGGATATTAGATACTATAGGAAGCTGAGAATAGTCAATTCCTTTTAATTTTTTAAGTAATGCACAGGCTGATTTGAATGATGTAATTTTCATATTATTTAGTATTTGGTGAAAAACGTCTTGTTAATATTGAAATGAATTTTTTTCCTGCATAGACTGCTTTATCGGCGGTATCTAAGGAATGGCGGGCACCGACAACCGAGTAAGCGCCGTCGTAGTGGTAGTCGTAGTACGAAAACCCAGAACCCGAACCAGCCTTTGGTTTTAATACATATGGATAATACCAATATGCTCCCATTTCCAACTCTTTCCCTTCTCTCAATGCCAGGCAAATAGCCTCCCATTCTTTATCTGCTCTCTGAGCATCAGTGTCTCTTTCGGTTCTCCAATTGAATTGTTCAATTGTTTCTCCGTTATAATCTAAAGCTGCCTCAAGTGAATCTATACGATCCATAATGTTTAATGAATCTTTATTGATAGCTTTTACTTGGTCTGATGTAAGCTCAATCTCTTCTGGCTTACCATTTACGTTAATAGTTATTTTCATTAGATTTTTAATTAAAGTTTTATTATTATTTATTGTAGTAATATGCCTGGAAACGAACGGTATCTTTGTACTCTGGGGATTTAAGCAAACCATCGCCTTTTCCTGCTAAAGACTCTGCTCCTGGTTCATCCAGAACTACTGTACTATCGATTGCTTTAGGCACATAGAAACAAACCACCACAGGAAAATTAGCTTTGGTGTCTCCGGTTATAATCTTTGTAGAGGCGCGCTGAGTGGCTGATAGAACACGGAATCCAACTGATCTACCTTTCTGTACTAAAATTCTCATGTTCTCTTCCAGAGACTTTAACTGCCCGGTAGTTTGAAGCTTCATTTTAGGTTCCGGCTCGTCATAGAAACCAAACATGTTTTTCTTGGCCGCATATGTTCCAACTTGGACCATTTCTTTTACTTCAAGCTCCTTACCTGATCTGGCCGAAGCGACAGCATCCGCAAACTCTTCCAGAATGATCAGTCTCTTTTTGCTTGAGCCAGACTTAACCATATCATTCATTTCAATTACCTGACGCGCCATTTCCTCTTCAATCTCAATGATTTCATTAAGTACTCTTACTTTTGGATCCTTTTTGTAAGAAACAAATTCACGCTTAGGATCCATGATGATGATATGCTCTATCCCGGCCAGTTTTGCATATTCTATAGTTGATTTAATCGATACCGACTTTCCGCTACCAGTTGCCCCGCAAACAAGCATGTGAGGTGTTGACTGATTATCAAGATCCCAGACAATGATGTTTCCGTAATTATCCCGGCCAATTGGTATTTTCATATCTACAAGATCTGCAGGTTCGAAAAATAAATCCTTCTCTCTGGCTTTTGAATAATCAACTGGCAAGTATGATTCTCCTTGGAATACGGTTAGTTCTTTTGGAATCCTAACATTAGTCACATTTAAGGCATTTGCAATATCCAAACGGTGGTTATGTATAGAGGATAGTTTCACCCCTGCTCCGGCCTTTAAAAGGAAGGTATTACTTGAATACCCTTCGAACATGTGAGACACCATAACTGGCGCGCCAAATGTGTTTAATACGTGTTCTATTTTTTGCTGAGGTGTCATATCTTTATTGCTTAAATCGTATTGAATAAATGTTGATGCGTTTTGCTTGAAGTTCTTAATTACTTTAGGACTGATATTTTGAATTGATGCATCTCGGTTTTTACGCATTCTCATTGCAACCAACTCCTTTTTATTATCAGCTACATTGAAGTCTTCAACCTCCATGATCAAAGTCCTGGCCCAGAAGTCATACAGTTCAGCTTTATCTACAAAATTGTCTGAGTCGTTAATTATGTAGGTATGATCTGGATCGCTAACCGCCTCAAGCAATCTTTTTAAAGGTTCATAAAGGAGAACTTCATAAAGCCTTCTCACATTATCATCTAAATCAAGCTTGAAATTGTTTAGCTGCTTAGCCCCAGTTTTATTTTTTGCATATTTATTTTCTACAAACCATACTTCGTCAACATCAATACCTGTTTTTGATTTGTATAACTTATCGTAGGTTATAGCCTGCTTACCAATACCCAATTTCATTTCCTCTTCTGTGGAGAATGATTTTTTAGATTTATGGTCAACTATGGCTATTTTGCCCTTTTTAGTCCTTACAACCAAATCTATTTTCCCGTGGCACGGCATTGGAATATCGACACCATTTATAGTTAACCATTCGTCACAATAAACCTCTACATCTAATATTTCCTCTATATCATCCTCGTAAGTAGAGACTTCATACATGAAGTTTTTGAGTAACGCGGTAACTGTCTTAAGGGCTTCTGAAATACATTCTTCTACAGTAGGAGTTGTCTTCTGTAACTTCCAGGCATATGCTGGCTTTTCTTCGATAAACTCAAAAGCAATAAGCTCTAATGTTACTAGATCCATTTTATCAGCACCGGACATTATTGCTCCGAAGTAACTATCCAAAGCTTTATGGTATGCCTGGCCTGCGATTGTTGATGCTGACGTACTTGATCTTTCTCCGAATATGTACTCCCGCTCAAAGGCTTTCTCATTCCTTGAGAATTGGGTAACCTTTGAATAACTCCATGAATCTATAAGGAACTGAGAAAACAAGTTTTCGAGTTGACCCGGTGTATAATTCTTGTAAACACTCATGGCATTTCAGTTACAGGATTAGCGGCCTTATCTTGATTTGATTTCAAGTCTGCCTTCTTTTCCTCGCCAGTTTTATTCACTTTAAAAACTAGGTCAGGTGTTACATCACCATCTTTTAAAGCCTGAGCAACTCCAATAAGCACTACTAAATCACCTTTTGTTATTTGGCTTACTTCTTTTTTACCTACCAGAGCAAGAACTTGAGATTCTTCTTTCCCGTATACCTTCTTAAATCCGGAAAGAACATCTTTAATTCTTTTATTGAAGTTCTGATCGTCTCCAATTATTTTCTTTTGAGAAGCATCGTAAACCTTATCAGTGATCGCTTTAGGTATTACACTAAATACTGCGTTCCTTAAAGCAATTGCATTGGCAGCATTCCCGGTAACAGTGATCATATCTTCGGACATACGTTTAGTGCCTCTGTCCTGCATGATTGATCGTTTGACAGTAACTTTTACAGCAACGTTTGTTTCAAGGTCCCACGCAACCGCTTCACTGGTTACTGTCTTTGCACCTTCTTCGACAACTTTTGTTTCCCCGCGGAAGTTGCCCCAATTTTGCATTATTATTTTTGCAAGGTGAACACTCGGTCCGGTAATCGCTTTACCACCCCTGGGAACTGAATAAGTACACGTTGATGCAGTTTCAATATCCATTGTAGCTGTGAATATTGAATTTTCTAAAGCTCTCTTTATATCCCTAGGGAATGCCCTAGCTGTAGAAACTTGTATATCTATTGCCATTTTTTCACGAAGCACTTGCAATTCGCTTCCTACTATGGCTACTTCTGTTATTACATCCTCTTCCATTTCACTTAAGATTTTGATACCCAAACAAGAATTAATAAAATGACAGCCAGCGTACACATTACAATGGTAGTCCTTGGAGAGCCCGGCCACTGTGGCTGATTCTCTTCTCTGGTTAGTCTATAGTTGTTCATTATGATTTAAATCTGTTTAGAGATAATAATTGAGTTAATTGAATGGATTTGTGATTGATATGGTCCAGTATTGCATCTTTCATCACTTTATCCATACACTTTAATTTTGGCAGAGGCATGCCATACTGATGCTTGATAACCCTTCCATCTGGGTAAGCAGTAGAGGTACAACTAAGCACTTTCATTTGTAGCCTCCTTTCCGTTTAATTCCGTCATGAGCTCAATTGCTAAGTGTGTATGACCGAGTTTAGTGGCAACCTCTATTACTGCAGCCGCAGTAGAGTCTATGTTTGCACTCTCAAACTGACGGCGTAAATACATTTCTTGAATCTCCATTGCCCCTGCCATCACACTTTGAGAAGTGATATCCTTACATTTTTGAAATGTAACCGGATTCTGAATTGATATAACCTTCATTATACAGCCCTCCTTAGATTTAAAACTGATTTTAATTCACTTTCCAGGTACATCATACATACCTGTTCAAAGTTGTCATCCAAATACTCTGAGGCCGGGATTACAACTTCTTTCTCGTCAAGATCTAACCATGGCTCACCTATGCCTGAATTTCCGGCCCACTCATAACTTATATTCAGATGGCTTTTTTCAATGAACTCAACCACTAATGATTGGTCTACATGGAATACTCTGCCGTCAGCCAAGTGAAAATTTAAAGTTGACGAACCCTCACTCTGATCAACAGAAAGCATAGGCTTGTTTTTTCGGTGGATAATCTTTAGCTTTGTCATTAGATTTTAATTAAGGTTTATTAAACTTTGATTTCAGAACTGGTAACTTGTCCTTACCAGTTTTTTTATGTTCCAGATTGATAAAATCTGCTTTCTATGTATTCGTCTATTTTCTTACGACTGAAAACTATATCACCACCAACTTTACTGAATCCCAATTTTGATTTGTTGGCATATAGCCAGGTTTCTTTCTTTTTAATGTACTTCAATGTTTCATCGAAAGACATCCATGGTTCAGTGGCATGCTCAAGCTTTTGAGCAATCTCCTTAAAGGATTCCTCCATCCTGGAAAGCTGACTGGTTAACTTTTCCAGAGCCTCTGTTTCTATTATGGTTAATCCTTTCATTAGGCAACTCTTTTAACCATTACTTTTGTTTTGTCAATTTGACGTGTCTCAAACCTAAGCTTAGTGATAGCCTTAAGTCTTGAAATACACTGACGTACAGTTGTTATGCTGAGTACAGACACAGGAATTTCGCCACCAATAGGAGTATCTTTTAATCTTTCCGGCCAGCTTATAGCTTTTTGTGTTCTAAGTGCTTTCATAAATCTTTTTTAGTATCTTTGTTTGTTGCTTATACAAATATAAACCTTTTGGTTAACTTCGCAAAATAAAATAAATCAAAAAGTTAATATAAAACGTAACTACCTATCTATCAATGGAAAACAATTTCAATATTATTGAATACTTAAAAACAGAGGGAAAAGAAAACGGCGCTCAGATCGCAAAAAAGCTAGATGTAAGCCCAGCGTTCATTAGTAATCTATTAAAAGGTAAACCAATAGGTTTAGAACTAGCAAAGAAAATAGCAAAGGTTTATAAATTGTCCTTATCGTTTGTAACCACTGGAAAAGATTCTGATGCAATAGGTCCATCATCTGGTGCGTCCACAAACATGCCATCGACAAATAAAAATGGTCACGGAGTTCCTTATTTTGATATAGACTTCATAGGAGGCTTTGACTTGATATATAATAGCCAACAGGTAAAACCATCATTTTATATAGACTTTCTTCCTTTTAATGATGCAGACTACTGGGTTAATGTGACTGGCAAAAGTATGGGGCCGTTAATAGCTCATGGTGATATTATAGCACTAAAAGAAGTATCTGATTGGAAACGGTTTCTCCTTGAGGGAGAGATATACGCCATCCTAACCGATAACGGGTTTCGAACGGTAAAGATTATAGGAAAAGGTCCAGATAAGGATCATTACATGCTAATACCCTACAACAAGAGTGATGATTATAGCCCACAACCAATTCCAAAAGAAGTTATTACCCATGTATTTAGGGTTAAGGGCGCAATTAAGAAATTCTTTTAA